ATGAAAAGTGAAAAAATTTTAAATCTCTTGATCGGTCTTATTCTAATAGATTCTATACCTGATTTGCTTGAATTCAACAACTCACTTTTAGGAATCGTAAAATTAATCATTAATATATTGACAGTTTTAATTTGTCTTTATATTTTAAAAGAGGTAAACAAGAATGAATGAACGGCCACAGGAAAAATACGACAAAAAAAATATGGCTTTTGTAAATGCCAAATACAAAAAGGAATTTGTGCTGGAATTTAAAGAAGCTTGTAAATCTTTAGGAATCACACAAAGCGAAGTATTTCGTGAAGCTATGATTAAAACAATTGAAAGAGCAAAAAAACACCAGATTATTTAGATCTAGTGTTTTTTTCTGTTTTAAAAATCAACTTAACATATACATTGATGTATCCATCTGTAAATCTGCTGCTGAAATTAACCTTTTGAATCATAGCAGAATAATCCACTTTATCTTTTAATAAAGCTGATATATTTTCTGAATAATATCTAGGTACATATCCTAAGTGATAGCATTTTCCATCTTTTTTTAAAATAATTTTAACAGCATATTTATCATACTTATTATCCGGTTCTAACTCAAATAACAATTTATCATTTTTTTTAATTTTATCCTTATTGTCCTCAACATCCGTAGAATGACTTGTACCAGCAATATCAAATTCAATTTTATTTTTATCGAATGAAGGTACAAACTCAAAATTATCTGTAAGCAGCCTTCCACGAGTTGCTTTTAAAATTTCTAATTTTGACGAATTGTCTTCTAAATCATAAGAATTTAAAACTTGCAAATAATCAGGTCTTAAAGGATTTGGTAATCTGGTTTCTATATTTGCAAACAGTTTTTCACTTGTATATGTCTTTTTAATATCTTTAAAACCTGGAAAACAGTCAAACCCTTCTTGCCTAGCATCATCAAGTTCCGGGTTGACATAGTTGAATGTATATTTTTCATTCTCATAAGTCAAAACACCAATTTTATATCGCCTTCTCTTTTCCGGGTGTTTCCAAATCAGCCACATTTCATTTTTCATTACAATCAACTCCTATCAATCATCTTTAAAAGTATGTCTCTGCGTTTAACTAAATATAATACTATATATTCTTTATGAATATCAGATAATAAATCATCTGGTATTTTCTCTACTATTTCTTTTATAATATCATCACTCAAACGCTCTAATTTAATTATTTCATCGTCTATAAATTCTTTATTTTCTTTATATAAAAATTCAAGCAACTCAAAATGCTTATATAATTTTTTATTATCTTCTTTATAAATAGATGTTTTGCTTCTTTTAATATATGCATCAAAACTCTTAGTACCGGTATAATAATCTTTAGCATACACTTCATCTTTAAAATTTCTCAGCAAGCTGCATCCATTATCGTATAAAGGTGACATCTTATACCTGTTTTTCGTTTTTTGTATACCCCAATTTTCTTCATGTCGATCTTGTTCTCCTATTAAAGCATCAAAAATCATAATTTTAATAAAATTATTAAATAGTTTTTGATCTAGACTATCTAGTGTTTTTTTTATGTTAGAGATAGTATAAAACATTTTTCTGGGCTGATTATCATGATTTAAATATTCAAGTGCATCTGTATGTTCCACTGTGTTACCATCAACAAACAAATAATTGAGAACTCCCAAGATACCTTCTTCATCTCTAGCTAGTTCGATTCTTGCACAATCATATTTAAGAATTTTGGCTATCTCGTAGCTTAATTTTTCTGAACATGCTTCACTTGTTATATAATCCGCTCTCTCATATTTAAAAAAAGCCATTTTTTCATCATCAAAAACAAGTTTTTTTACGCGCGATCCTTTTGCATTAATATTTTCTTCAGCAAATCTAAAATCCTCAATTGCTTTTTTAATGACATATTTTTTCATTTAATCACCTTTTTCAAACATTATAATATCACACTTGCAAAATTTTTGTTGGAAAAACACAATAAATATTATAAAATTAAACAAAATAATTCCATTAAACATCAATTTTTAGATTTACTTAATTAATTATAGATAAAAAAACACCAGATCTTTTAGACCTGGTGTCAAACTTTATTCATCAGAATAAACTCCCATCTGATTTTGGAGCTCCTCGGATAGTTCAAAATATTTTTTATACTGCCCTTGATAATAATCTCTATCGCATTTAGTATCTTGTAATTCTTGTTTTGTTAATTCTAACCTAACCTCTAAATTACGTTTCTGATAGTCCTTATAAAGAGTAGTGAAACTTAAACCAAATACAGTTAGAAAGAGAATAAAAATAGTAGCATTGATAGTGTCGAATTTCTTTTTAAACATAATATTAAACCTTTTTTAAATAATCGCCACTTACCCATCCGCTAGGAATACGAGCAAATCCGTTTTTCCATTCTTTTACAGTAACACGCGTACCCTTGTTTAGACATCCATCTTTATCATAATCATGTTTTTTTGCATCTGTACTAAGCTCTGCATATGTCTTACGTGGATAATTTGTCCCAGGGCCAGTACGAACACTTAAATCACTGGCAGTTACTTCATATGTTCCTAGTGATTTTGATGCATTAGAGGGCTTATTTTGGCTTGTAGAAGAACCATTAGAAACAGCTTCACCAGAGATATATCTATTTCCATTGTAATAAGCTGCTAACCATCCTGATGGTGTTCTGATCCAAATATCATCACCGTTTTTTGCAACTTCTAAGCATGAAACTCTAGTACCTTTATCTAAAGCCCCATCTCCATCAGCATCATGTTTTCTACCGTCTACAGTTAATTCACTGTGAGATTTAGCTCTATAGTTTGTACCAGCTCCTGTTCTAACTTTCAGTTCAGTTTGTAATGTATAAGTCTTACCAGTTGTATATCCTTCACTGGTTTGTGGTTTAGTAGGTTTTACAGTGTTGCCATAACTAACATTTACATTACCATTTGCAATGCAGTCAGCAACATCAGCTCTGAAATCATTCATTGTATATCCTACAAACTTCCACCAGTGATCTGGATCACCGTGATTAGAAGCAACACCCTGTGAATGACCTTCTTTATGTGAAATAATGTCATTAGCATTTAATCCATACTCTTTACATAAATGAGCATATAACTCAATCATATTTTTAATAGCAGCATCAAAATACGCTTTATCTGAATAATCAGCAGGTTCACACATTTCAACACCAATCATATTATCATTACCTGAACCACCGCAGTGCCAGCCTCTATAATTCCATGGCAAAGTTTGAATAACCTCTTTATCATCTACAAAAGCATGAACACATACTTGTCTACCAGCAGGTCTTGGAGTATTCCATGCTTTTGCAAAACTAGCAGCAGACACATTAGGACACGCAGTAGAGTGAACCATTAACTTTGTAACTTTAATAGTTCTGCCTGCTTTATAACATTCATTGTTTACTAAAAAGTTTTGTTTGATTTCCATTTTGTTTTTCCTCCTGAATTTAACTTAAAAGAGCGGAATCACTCCGCTCCGTTTTCTACTTTCAATGGAAGCTGCTGTACTTTGTTATATAATCTTTCTGCTGTTCCATTACCTCCTAAAGCCCTGTAGGGATTATAAAGGTAGTCCAGTTCCTTTAGATCATCAGCAGTAACATAACCGATTATCAGCAACCGCTCACAAAAACGAACGATACGTTCGTGAAGCATAGCACATAGCGCCTCTTCCATAACAATTTGTCTTTTAGTCTGGTCTAATTTCTCCTGCTCTCTTTTTTCTTCGAGTTTTTTTCGACTTTTCTTGCTGTCTCTGGAATTAGTTACAAGATACCCAACTGCAGCAGTTAAGACAATAGACCATGTACTCATTAAAAATTCTTGCATCAGGATCTGTTACTCCTCTTTTTTATTTTCAATAATTCGAGTAAAAGCCTGATGCAATCCGGTACTAGCTAAACCGCATACTGCGCCGGCTACAGCTGTTTCTACTGTTACATTTCCGGATACGATGCAGTTTAATGCAGCACCCTCAAAAAACACAACTGTAGGAATCCATTTATTATCAACATCTTTTATCCATTTTTTAACAACATATCCAGTTGCTAGACATCCGGCCATTACGACCGGAACAAAATAATTCGAAATAAAACCTAAATCCATATTTTACCTTCTTTCCAGACGATTTTTATGCCCTCCTGAGGCAATATAAAAAGACACATACTTCAGTGTCCTAATAACCAATTACTCTTAAAATATGTTCTTCCACAGCATCAACCGATGCTCCGTTAATAACCTGTGTACGACCTGTAAGAGTCACGTTTCTGCCACTAAAAGTCATTTGGCAGCGATAGACAGTAGTAACTCCGTTTATGGATTGTGTGCGTTCTAAATGCAGCTTACTGTCTTTAGATGGAATCATTGTATCCGAACACTGCCCCAAAGTAGGATGCGGACGCCACACAACTTCTATATAATCATAATTGATGTAATCATCATTTAAAGTAAAATTGCTTGTTGTATCACCGTTATATAAAACAGTTCCCAACAAAATTTTTTTACCAGTTGAATCTATAAGTTTACCCATATTCCCTCCTGTTTTTTAAATCATCCAACACTCTCGTCATAATATACCGCTTTATTCAGCTTTTCATTGTAATCATTGAGCACATCGATAACATTGTTAAACTGTGTTATAATCGTTTGAATTTCACTCCATACTTTTGCGATATCACCTGGGTCGCTCATATTCAGGTCAGGCGGAACTGTAATCTTTGTAGGGATGCTAACTGCCAATCAGATCACCCCATTTGAAACGTTCCTTAAGACTTCCCCAGGTTAAATTTTTCTTAATCCAGTCCCATGTGATTATATCAACCTGAACAACTAATCTTTCGCCAGGACCGACATTTTTTTTAGAAAGTGTTACATCATATATACGGTACTTTGCCATTTACCTCACCTCAATTTTAAATTTGTTTTTAATTATTTCATCAGCAATTTCATATACTGCTCTCATGCTGTAGCTTCCTGCTTCATCAAGTGCAAGCATAAATGTAAGATCATGTTCATCAATCGTACATTCTATTGTCTTTATTAATTCACCATATTGCAATATCTCTATATATGCATTTCTTATTACAAAGACATCACCTTTTCTGCTGTGCACATACAGTCTTATTTTTCTTATTTCGCCTTTCAGCATAGCTATTTCATCACACATGGCAGTACCTCCTTGACTGTGCATATATAGTCACTTTCAAAACAGATTTCAGAGCGGTATTTGATGATTGAAAGATGAAAGCACAAATTTGACGTATCAACCGTAAACATCGCAGTTGCTAAAAATCCAAGATTTCCAGCTTCATCATATGCATACAGATCCATTACATATTCACCGATAATATTGGACGGTACATTGACCGTCCAGCTATTATCATTCAATCTGTCAAAAATCACTTCAAAACTGTCTGTTTTTCCAATTACTCTTTCTACAGCCATATTTAAGCATCTGTAACCGTTACAGTGATGGTAAATGTCTTACCGCCGTCAACAGGGTTAGGAGTAATTACTACATCAGTGATTACGGGTGCTTTGGTATCAAGGGTAACTGTTCTTGAAATAACTGTTTCTTTGCCGGCACTGTCGCGTGCGGTAATAACAATAGTATTTGTACCTTCGGCCAAGGTTAATTCCTTAGTAAAAGAACCATTGCTTTCTACAGTAACATTTGCAGCGCTTCCAGAATTCAATTTGACCGTTACTGTTACCGGACTTGATGTAGCATCATTTGTAGTACCGCTTAATGTCACTTTAGGATTGTTTGTAATTAATCCCGCAGCAGGGCTTGCAATATTTAATGTAGGCGGTACTGTATCAACCTTGAACGATACAGATTTTTGAACTGCTGCATTGCCGTCGTTATCACTCGCATCAAAGTTAATTGTATGACTTCCATCATTTAAGGCAGTTCCTGGAGTATAAGAACACTCATAGCCGCCGCTTACTTTATTTTTAGTTATTCCGGATGTAATCTTAGAACCGCTGTCAATAATAATACTAATAGAATCCGGATTAACCCCACTGTCTGCATCAGTAACTTTCCATGTTATCGTAGGCTTGTTGTTTATTAGTGTAGCACTAGCACTAGGATAGGTTGGAGTAATTACAGGTGCAGTTCTTTCCTTAACCACAAGACGAAGTTTTGTTCCCAAAGTCGGATCATCAGCATCTACTGTAGTAATATTATTTGCATTATCAGTAGCTTTTACTGTTACATTGTAATACCCGTTTGGTTGATTAAAACTGGAAGTATTCGGCGCTGTTACGGTCGCTTCATATTTACCAGTCTGATTATTTAAATTCAATGTCGTTGAGACACCGTTAATAATTACCTGTACTGTTTTTAAACTCATTTAAATTTTCCTTTCTTTATTCTCTGTTTACATCTAATTTTCTAATTAAATCTTTAATATTTATATCGCCGGTATATACCGCTGCATTAAAAAGGTTAATTATAGCTTCTAAAGCTTCATGAAATGAAATAATATACTTAAACTGCCTGGTTACTTTAGTAATGTTTATTCCATCAATTTCAACCAGATAAAGAGGAAATTCATTCACCGTTCCACCGTTAAATGTATCACTCACAGTATGTTCGGGTATTTTCCCATCATTTCCGCCTTTTAAAACTCTAATATCATGTGTTTCTGTTACTCCATTAGTCTCAAAATGTGAAACTATCAGATCATATCTTTTTTGACCAACTATACCGTTTGAAATGTTTACTTCTTCATATGATCCGGGAACAATACGATAAAATCTGCCCTGATTGACAAAAAGTCCATCGTACAACTTTAAAATGTTGTTGCTTACAGTTTCGCATCTTATTTCTTCTCCATATTTAAATACTCCTTCATAGCCAAACCAGCAGTGATGAAGATAAGCATCTACCGAAGCCTGAACATTAAAACCGTTCAGTGTTATACTTTCTAACATTTATTCACCCACCTTGTATTCAAATTTACAGTTTGCTGCAATATCATTAACAGTTACTTTTAGTATTTTTTTAGTAATCTGTTCTTTAAATGAAAGCTCTGTAATTTCCTCTTTTGCACCTACAATATCAAACAATGAAGCATCATCGCTTGAAAATACAGCTTGAACGGTACTGCTTCCATTTTCTTTTTCCACTGCCTCTACAGCCCCTTCAATAAGTGAAGTTTCATCATCTTCACTCGAATTATCATACAGATATGTTTTTCTGCAAAGCCCTTTATAATCATCATTTTTTGATGATGACCACGTTTTATCACTTTGAAGGTACAGATTAACCCTTAACCGCTCTGTCAATTCACCTTTTCCTAAAGCGATGATATGGTTATAACTGCTTTCAGGAGTCTGTGCGATCATTGTTATACCATACGATTTATCATATTGAAGCAGTTCAGATAAATCAACAATTGGAATAGCCTGAATATGCACTTTTCCATCATGAAACACAATATCAAGTCTTGATGGAATATCTGCTTTATAAAGCATTTTTTCAAGCGCATCTAAAAGATTCAGATCTCTAATTTGATAATTAACATTTATATCACTCAAGCCAACATTATCTACAGTAAAAAGACTATCGAAGTTGTCTCCAATAAGCTCATTTATCACACTGTTGGCCTCGCCTCTTGCTACAAAATACGCCTGACCTTCCGGGGGCTGTATGTACTCTTTTTCCAACATTCCTCTAAATGTTTTTCCAGTAAAGACAATTACATTTTTTGATGTATCGACCTTTTTACTGTCAATAATTCCACCGAATTCACTTTCCGATGAGTAAAATATAGAACCTTTATTAAATGCTTTATCCCATGCATTTATCGAAATTTCTAAAGAATAATCATTAGTCGCAGTTTTGAATTTTCCAACTTCAAAATCAATAGACGTATTTTTCAAAACACCGAGCTCCGTATAGTTGGAATCCGTATATATAAATTTCATTATATCCATCTTGGTTCACCACGCTTATCAAATATAACTATTTCAGCTTTAAATGTTCCATTCCATGTTGCGATACTAAGACCGGATGGAATTTTTGTAAAAAAATCGCCTCGCGATTTATCTCTGAAATTAAAAAGATTCCTTTTTTCACCATAATCTGAAAAGGCATATATTGTATTTTCCTCTGAGTTTATTTCCATGTACTCACCAGCACTTAATGTAGTATTTACCTGATAAAGTATTTCTCCTATTTTAATAAACGGATTACTGCATGGCCCGTAAACTCTTATGATAAAATCACTGTCTGCCGGGGAATCATTGATTATTTGAACTGCACCTTTTAAAGATGAATATACATACGGATAACAATAGCTGTACTGCTTTATACCTGTGTCATTCTTCGAATCACTGTACATTACCAGATTATATGTTTTTTCTTTAATCCAGTGCTGTTTTGGACAGTATATTCCTAATTCAATATTTGTTCTTGTCTGAATACCCGCAACACTTGTATTAGAAGATATTACATAGCATTTTATTTTATAATCCCCGTAATGAAGCGTTCCTGGTGTCTTAACTATACAATCATACTCAAATATATCGCATATTTTATTAAGCATGTTTTTTCTCTGTTCCAAACTGCCTTTCAATGTAAGGGTTATAGTATAAGTACAGTCACCCTTATCAATAACTGTAATATCATTTTCCTTGTTTGTATTCCATTTTCTCTGATGCAAATAACCGCTTGTTGGAAGTATATCGGCACCAATAAACTCCAGTACCTCATTTTTTGAATTTATATATTTTACCGTCATTCAAAAACAACCCCCAGTTCACGCAAAGCACGGGCAACTTCTCTATTGTTGAAATTCAAAACAGTTGTATCTTCTTTGTTTAAGATTAATTTCAACAGTTTAATGATTATTTGAAGCATACCGCTAAGCTCGCTGCTGTTTTCACTCATATCAATGTTACTGAATTCTAACCCATCAGCTGCGATATCTAGTGTATTTCTAGAAAGCTTATCCATTTCATTGTAAACCTCATCAGCACTTGCTTCGATACCTACTGCCATTCCTTTAGGAAGATACTTACCAACCTCATCGGCCATTACTCTGGATGGAGAATGTATACCAAAAAATTTCTTTATTCCTCCAACAATACCGTCAACGAATCCGCTTATTTTATCTAGTATCCAGTCTTTAACGTTCTTGATTCCTTCCCATAATCCTTTAACTACATTTTTACCGACATCTATCATTTTCGATGGAAGTGATTTAACACCGTTTACTACCCATGTTACGATTTTTCCAGCAGTTGTCTTTAGCCATGATCCCATTCCTGAAATACCGCTCCCCATTTGAGAAATAGCATTTTTCCCTAATGTAAACAGCTTACCAGGAAGAGAAAGTATCGTATTTACAATACTCTGAACCGCACCAAGGCCTTTTTCACCTAAAAATCCAAACATAGCAGAAATACCATCGCCTAAAAATGTCATTATCTGCCCACCTAGATTCAGCCACTGAAAAGCCATAAAAGTATCCCAGATTGCCTGTATAATCTGCGGTATATTAGCAACTAAAGTAGGAATCGCACTTAACAGCCCGGTAATCAGCTGCCATAATATTTCTGCCCCTTTGGCTAATATAGTTGGAAAATTTTCATTGATTATATTTGCAAAAGTAGAAATTATAGTAGGAACGTACTGTATTAAAATAGGTACAGCACTCACTATTCCACTTACCAGCCGGCTTAACAGGTCAAAGCCCATATTAATAAATTCAGGTGCTTTTTGAGCTAAACCGATACCAAAATTTTGAACAAACTGTAAAATCCGTGGAAGTACCACAGGTATATTTTTTACAAATCCATCAACAAGCCCGCTAAGCAGTTCATATCCCTTTTGAGCAAGCTGAGGAACTGCGGCAACAAGAGCAGTTCCAAATCCCGAAACAATATTAATAGCCATTGGAATTGCATTATCAAACAAAAAAGTTGATGCAGTTGATAGAAGATTTGACAGAGTACCGGTAACATCACCGCCAATAGCAACATTGCCTAAGAAATCCTGTGCAGCTGCTTTCATAGAAGCAAACGATCCGCTGAAAGTACTTGCAGCCTCCTTAGCAGTGGTTCCAGTGATTCCTAGATTGTCCTGGATAACTCCTATTGCAGTGTAGACATCCGCGAGATTACTTATATCATATTTTTGTCCGCTCAATTTTTGAGCATCAGACAACAGACGCTGCATTTCTTCTTTTGTTCCACCATATCCTAATTTCAGGTTATCAAGCATAGTATAATTCTGCTTTGCAAAACCTTGATATGCATTTTGGATATCCTGAATATTTGTACCGAATTTATTGGAATTGTCCGACATATCCCGCATTGCACGGTCAGCAGCAGCGGCAGCTTTTTCGGTGTCACCTTTAAGGCTTGAAATCAAAGAAGCAGAAAATGACGTTACATTTTCCATGTAGGCATTAGCACTTACTCCAGAAGTCTTATACGCCTCACTGGCATAAGCCTTCATTTTTTCTGCACTTCCCTTATAAAGTGTTTCAATACCACCTATGGACTGTTCAAGCGCTGCACCTTCCGTGAATGACGATGCAAGAACTTTCCCGATTCCAGCAGCAACGATTATCCCTTTAATTTTAGATGCGATTGAATTTCCGGCCTTTTCTCCAGCCTGATCCGCTTCATTTCCCATCGCATTTTCTAACGAACCCTTAATGCCGTTTGCCGAAGGTACAATCTGTACATATGCTTTTGCTAATTCTGTTCCGCTTGCCATACATCTGCCTCCTTCCCTAAAATTTTCAATTTTGCTTTTTCAAATTCTTCACCGCTTGAAAAAGATATATTTTCTTTAGCTTCGTTTTCAAACAGTGACTTAACGATCGATTTAGGCCTGTTAAATCCTTTCTGAGCATCTTTAGACTTTGTCCAGACTAATAATTTAAGGCTGTCCGCAATCACACCAAGAAGTACAGTTTCAAAAGGAACAGCAAGCCTGTTTTTTTTCATTTTTATTCTTGAATTTTCCCTCAGACCAACACAAAAAGTCGCGACCGTTAATACTGGAAGCGACTTATAATCAAATATACTGTATGTTTCAGCCAGATCACAAATAACTGCTGATTCATCAGTATTTATCATGTCGGCGAGGATAATTAGTTTTTTGTTTCTTTGCTTGAATCAATAATCGAAAAAATCTCCTCCTCCATTCTTTCAAGAGGAACTCTTCCATCCTTAGTCCTGCAGTGGTCTTTTAAACGATTATACTGTTTAATCCCTAACAGTCTTTTAGCAATACTAATCATTAAAATCGGATTTTTATCTACTTCTGCCATCATTTCAAGAAGTTCCCAGTCAATAAATTTTTCATTGATATTAAACTTAAACCCTGTTTTTGATTCACCTTTGATCATCTAGCATTCTCCTTATTCAGTATTTTTTACTAAGTATTCATAATGTGTTGCACCGTTTTGATCCGGAACAGCTGCAACAGTACATTCATAACCGACTGATTCATCATCTTTATAAACAATATCACCAATTTCAGTTACCGATGCGCACGGAACTACAATTCTTTTTAAAATTCCGCCTTTTAAAATCATTTCAAACACCCATTCGAACTGTTCAGGCTCATCGTTTTTTGCGGCTATTTTTAATCCAGATTCAAGGGTGCCGGTTACATTTTTACTGCCGTACACTGTCTTTAGAACATCTGTATTAAGCGATTCAATCAATTTAAACTGAAATGTATCCTCTTTGCTTGTTTGTAAAACCAGTACTACATCACCGCCCCATGCTTTCTGATTATCAGTTTCCGGACTGTTTGAGTTAGTTAATCCGTCATCAGAACAGTACCCCAATGATTTAAAAGCTTCATTTAAAGGTGTTTTTGCATCGGTTGGAATTTCTGTTTTTAACGGTGCCACACAAACAGCACCGCCAACAGATGGTTTTGAAGATGTTACATTACTTGCATCACTTGACATTTATTTTTCCTCCTTCACAAGTTAATAAAAACCGATATCATATACTGCCTGATACCGGTATTTCTTTTTGGCTGTATCTGTAAAATCATAATCGGTATTTAACCGGGAATATGATATTTCTTTGAGTTCAGCCAAGTCGTCCATTGCTTTCTTTACCTGCTCATTTAACAATGCAGCTTTATATCTGGTAGATGCATACGACTGTAGAAAAAAAGTGGCTGAGTTAGCAAAATTCACTCTTCCACTTCCTGTTTTGCCTATTACGACATATTCTTCGATATCCCTGTTTTCTAAAAAGACAGGAACAGCTAATTTTTTATTTAGATAATTTAATACAGTTTCTTCAATCACAGATTTCACCTCAGACTTTTAAGCAGTGTGTTATTTTTGTAGTTATCACTGATTGTTTTTCTGGTATTTGCTCTTACAGAGGCATTCACACGCGATTTTCCGGTAAATGTTGTTACTTCGTAGCCCACACCGCCTGCACTTTGACATGTTGCATTAGCATGCTCAAGGCACACTGCCATCATCTCTTTTGATTTCAGTAGACTTCCTACCCCTTTTCTGTTTAAAACAATTCTGGTTTTAGCCATATCTTTCCACCATTACCTTTTTATTCCAGCAAAGCGGAATATTTTCCTCTATTCCTTCAATAGTGAAACCGAGTACATGCCATCTCTTGCCGAAAAATATAACATCTTTATCTTCCCAAACGCTGTTGTCACATTTTGGAATTGCTAAAGTGTACACGGCTTTTTTTCCAGTCAGATCCTGAGCAGTGACAATATCATCAGAAGTTGACGGGGCAACAAGAACATTTTTTATGCACTTCTCGATTTCTTTATACACCGGCTCATTAAAACTGTCTTTACCGGTTTCAATCTTTTCAACTAAGATTACATTTATTCCTTTAATCCCCATATGTCCAGTACTCCTATCCTCTGTCTTTTAAGTCCCAATCTTGATAATTCACTTTTTTTAATAAACAGCCCTCCACCGGGTACAAGATATGTTCCTGAAGCGGTATATCCCAATGCCGACTGTGAAAACTGTTCCATAGGTTCGCTGTCAGTTGAGGTCATTAAATTTCTTGCGATAATGTCAACTGCAACTGATTTAACTACATTTTCATACACTTCGCCATTTTTTATCATTTCATCAAGGTCCTTTCCGACTTTTTTAGCTTCCTGGCGAAGAGAATCAGAAACAACCTCCAAAAGTGCTGAGGCCTTGCGTTCTTCTAAACTACTAAGATCTCTGAACAACAGCGAAATATCCTTTAATGTAACGAAAGGCTTCATCATCTTTCACTTCCTTATCCTTCAGTTTTTAAAATTCTGGCAAAAGCATTCTCGTCCATGATAGCCCAACCTAAATAAACTTCTGACCGGATAAAAATCTGATTATTTCCTTTTAAATCTAATCCTGTATTATCAGGATCACCATAAGGAATCACATCCATTAGGATTTCTTTAGCAATACCGTATTTAAAATAGTTTGCAAAATCACCAACAATTGCCAAATCCTTAGAATCATTAAATGCAACTGTTGAATTGACATCTACGGCTAAACCGCGTAATGCTGAAGTATTACTTCCCCATCCTAATTCTGGAAATTTGGCAGCTCCGTTTTTATACTCGAGTTCACTTAATGAAGTTCTGAATGCTTTTGCTATTGCAAATCCCGAAACTTCAAAATCGTCTGATTCATCAAATAAGGCAATTGCCTTATTGATGTCCTTATCTTCTTCACCGGCAGTTGTTGTAACTGTAAGCGAACCATGATCGAAATGATTATCACCAATCAAGTTAGATGCTTCTTTTGTTCTTGGATTGATTCCATGCATTGCCATAATATCTAATCCTCGTGCAACTTTTTTAGCAAATCCCTCATTGAACGCTTTTAGAATATCAATTTTCTTTTCTTCAGTAGCATACATAAATTCATCTGAAATACGGATACCGTACTCGATTTTGATTGGAACCATTGTTTTAGTGCTGATATCTGCTGACCCTCTTGTTTTCTTTCCTGATTCACCAACGATATTCACTTCATCATCCATTGTAAAGATCATCATTTCTTTACCGTTGAAAGGAAGCGGCTCTTTTTTAGCAAGATTAGCTAATGATGAGTGACCTCTTACCTTTGAAAAAAGATCAGTTACTAATTCTGGTGTAAAAACTGTTTTATAATTTTTAACTTCTAAAATTTTTCCTTCTGACATTTCTAATAACCTCCTAATTTTTTGGCCATTTCTTTATAACCGTTTTCTAATTTTAATTTTTTTTCATCTTCTGCTGTCATAGTATGTTCTGACGATGCTAAAGGCGGAGCAGGGGAATACAGACCGGATAAAAGCTCCGCATCCGCTCTTATTTCATCTTCCGTTGTTCCTTTAAGTCTGTCCTTTAGTTTCAAAGGAATACCCATATCAATTGCCACTCTCGTTTTTACTGAGTCGGTCTCATAATCAGCAATTTTTTGAATATAACCCTCGATTTCACTGCTATACTGACTGTCTTTATCGCTGATTGACTGATTTAATGTATCAATCTTACTTTGATAATCACTTTTGATAGTTTCCAAATCTTCCGGCGAAGTATATCCCTCGAATTTTTTTAATATATTTCTTTCTTTTTGTTCAAGGCGCTCTTTTAAACGCATTTCAAATTCTTCCTGTGTTGTAATTGCTTTAAATTCTGACATTTCTAATAACCTCCTAATTAACCGTTTAGTGTACGTAAATTTAAAATAATAAAAGCATCCATAAAATAGATGCTTTCGTTAATAATTAACACGTTGTTTCTTTTTTTCTTTAGCTGATGCACATAGCCAGTGTGCAAGAACAGCACTGTCCATCAGTGCTATTTCATGTTCTTCAATTAAGGCTTTATATCCAAAACCGCCATTCGTTCCAATAGCACGCTTAATGCAGTTTGTAACGACCTGTCTTAATGATTCCTGCCCATTATGGCATATATTTTTTAATGAAGTTATGCTCTGTTCAAACATGTTGTTGGCTACTATCACGTCTTTTACTTTAGGAAGCACAATTTTTATTTTTATACCGTACTCCTTAAGGTCCTTTTTTAAAACGTCTTGAGCTCCTGCTCCGTCAACTGCAATTTTTTCTATATCTGCATTTTTTAAAAAATTTATGATCCACAGATTTCCGTTTCTCTGACTTTGACAGTCTATGGATTCAATAAATATCTTATCATCTGTTTTGGTTGCTATAGATAATGCAGCATGTCGTCCGTCAGCTCCAAATTTTATTCCAACAAACAGTTTGTTTTTAAAATTCGGTATTTTACTTATTTTCAATGAATCCCATTCATTTTCAGTAAACAGGGATTTTTGTGAATATGACAGCCAGTGACCTAACCTCTGAATATTAAAATCGACATCATCAGTCGTATTTTCATTTTCAATAACTCTTTCTGTAAGTCCTTGCCCTAAAGAGGGATTTGTCTCATACCATGCTTCTCTGTTCTTTGGATCCTGCATCGTATCAACAGACCATTCCGCCCATCCGGTATTTTTCGAAAAACCGCTTAATACCTTTTCTCTTATTTTCTGGAATACTGTACCATGCGAAATAGCTGTTGGCGGAGTACCCAGCATAATAATTTGAGGATTGGAACTCGCTGAAATAGTGTATTTCAACGCTGACTCCTGGTCAATAGTGTACTCCTGTGCTTCATCGATAATTAACAGGTCATATCCTTCACCCAGCCCGCCATTATTTGATCTGGTTCTAAAATTAATCATATGATCAAGTTTATAGGGCTTGTCATTCTCATCTAAAAGTCTGATATTTTCCTGCCCCTTGGCTTTTACCGAAGCATATTTAATATCCATACTGTCTAACAGATATGTAACTGTTTCCCAGACTGAATGAGACGTTGAGATAAGATGAGAGGTATAAATGATTTTTTCACCATTTTTAAGTCCCCATAAAATACGCATTATCACATCTTCAGTTTTACCGTTACGACGCGGTACCGCATATCCATAGGTAGAATGAACCCATAAGCCTTCATCATCATATGCCATAATATCGTAAATTAGCAGTTCCTGCCATTCCCGGGCAGTTCTGCCGGTTTTGTTGTAAATTTCAACTGCTTCTTTGCCTTTTGTTTTTTTATAAGGCAGCACTAACGAGGTTGTAGGAGTCTGACGGCCAATTCTTTTTGGCTCCATACCTTAACCTCCTATTTTTTTATTCCATAATATACTAAAAACTCATCAAATTCTTTTTTTGCGCGCTTTTTTTCTTCTTCACTAAGCTCTTTGCGCCCGGTAACTTCAAAAGCCGGCGGAGTACTGGTACGAACAATAAATTTATCATGATCGCTCAGTTCCTTATACCGTATTCCTTTCTGTTCTTCTGACAGCTTTCTCCATTCTTCTAGACTTAAGGTCATTTTACAGTTCCTCCATGAAAATATAATAAACACCTTTAATATGTCTCTTTTCCAAGACTATAAAACTGCTGTTTCTTTTATATAATATTTCCTGTTCTTTCTTATTGTATTTTATCAGGTTTCTGCCTCGACGACTAGTCCAGAACATCTGAACCTGTCCGTCGGGATTATACAATTCTTTTGAAGCAGTGGAAGATGTAAAATCTTTATACGTAACAGTTTGCCCCGGCTCATGATCAGATAAAAACTTATCTAAATCTGATGAACTGTAAAACTGAACTGATCTGCTGACCCTCCCTTTATAGCTGTCTAGTTTCTCCAATGCGGAATCTAGGTTTTTCACCAGTGTATTCTGCTCCTGATTTAATATATATCCATTTCTTAAACAGTCGTTGATAATATAAAAATCAGATGATATATGACTGTTTACCGCATACTGTTCCATATCTGTTAATCTTTTTTTATCAACTCTGTTTTCCAGGTAAAATCTTTTTCTTTCCTGAAAGGCATCCTGGTTCTGCCATCTCTTCGAATATACATCCTGAATTTTTTTTGATCCGTCACCAGGATCATATGAAACTGTACAGGTGCAGTTGGCGTGTCTTCTAAATACATTGTTACCGGTATTCCTTACATCCTTGTAGTTATAACTGCCTTCGACCTCACGACACCACTTGCACGCTTTTCCTCTGCAAATCCTTACTATTCGCGGACTTAACCCGCTTTTGTAATGAAAATCAGCATTCTGCTTTACAGAATCATCTACAGTTTTGCGACAGTTATTGCTTAATCCGTCTAAAAAACTTTTTTCTACACTGCTGTATTTATCACGTGTGCATACATAATTTATGATTGCCTCTGTTCTGGCTTTATCATACTCAGGTTTAACAGCATTTAATCCTATGCCGGCTTTTTTATTTAATGAATGTTGTACAGCACTGCACTGTGCTGCAATATCATCATGACTTTTCTTAAGCATGGGCTCGATTATTCTTTTTGCTATATTGTAATACATCCTGCTGTCGGGCAGCACATCGTCGCTTATATTGTGACTGAATGCACTTTCCAGACATCTGCCCAGTTCACCTGCATAATCATAGACATCTTCATATGCGGCATTGCCCTTTTTTACTTTTTCTAAAAAAGCATCCAGCTTTTTACTTGATGCTTTTTCATTTTCGTATGTACTTTTTATCCTCTCATACAATTCAGGTGCAATATCTTCCATTACTGTACGATCTCTCCTGCAGTTTTTCCGATTCCAGCATTTTCACTATAATCGATACCTGTTAAATCTCTTAAAGTATCCTTGTCAAAGAATCCCGGTACCGCCTGATTAATTTTAATAGCACCATCACCTATAACAGATAATGTAGACGAATCAGGCTCGAATAACGGTTCCCATTTAGCTTTTGACAAATAAATCTGGTATCTGTCATATTCATAATTATCTCTTAAACACGCAGCAAGATATCCGGCATTTAAAAAACCTACACTGAAAGTTTTTTGCGCTTTTCTAGCGATAAGCCTTAAATTTTCATGCTGCGCTTTTATAGCCTCAACACTTGACGGGTTATCAGTTGAAAATCCCAGATCATCCAAGGTAAGACCTGTCTCGCCTGCAAATAGACTAGCAAACATTTTCAGTTGTTCTACATACGGCGCCATAGACTGCTGTTCAAACTGTCCAACTGTTGGTGAATCACCATCCTCGTCCTTATCGAGCTGAAGCATAGTTGAGACAGTAGCGCGCCATTTGTCCAGAGCCTCAGCATCTGGGCTTAACCCTAGTACATACTTTTGTGGGAAAGAATAAAACTCTGCTGATACTTCTGAACGCTTGAGCGTTCGCATTGCGCTCTGTTGAATACCTATGCAGGCTCTGGATATTCTTGAATGTCCAAACGGTCTTTTTGGATCAGGTCTAAAAATAACCGGAACGAGCAGTGGATACGGGGCTTTGCTTGAAATAAAATAAGGTGCTTTATCTTTTTCATAAAACCATGTACCCTCTTTTATAAAATAAGCCTCCTTGACCGGTTCATCATGAATATTTCTTTCAAGAACAGCATAACCCTCGCTAAGCATGTAAGTAATAGGATCAATTATTCCTGTGGCGTTTCGACCGTCAATTACCTGCATGCGGGGAAATCCGCTTATATCATTTGAAATATATATGAATGAGCACGATGTAATAAGTGCTGAGATAATCGCACTGTCAAAAAGAACATCAGGATTATTTAACTGATATATTTCATTTATTCCGAAATTATCATTTGAAAATTCTCTAAATGAAAGCCTGTCAGCGATTGAATCAACTGCCTTCGCTGACCATCCAAGACAGCTTTTTAGCCATATGAATTCTTTAGGCATAGTAATATTAAAATCCCTCATGGTATTCTTCATTTCATAATACAGATACTTTTCTTCATTTCTTGGTCTTTTTGATATCAGTTTATTTCTTAAATATTTCATTCCTAAATATGCCGTCATTTTTTCACTCCTTTCGTCTTAATTTATTCGTGAGAAAATATTCACAGTACGCCGTGAAGTAAGGAAAAAAGATTTTAGGGGGTATCATGCCCCATATTTAAAACACCTCTCAAATGGCTTATTTTGACGATTTATAAGCAATCCAGTTGATTGTATGAGGAAGGTCTCTGTTTGTTACTACCTTCGCCTTGTGCATCCCACTGCTTGAAAATAATTTGTCACTCTTTTGTCTGTTGCATGTCCAGTGTGCCAGTTGAAGATTATCAATGTCACTTGGATGTCCTCCTTTTGCAACCGGAATGATGTGATCGATACACGGTGATAAAGGATGCGGATATTTATAACTAAAATCTACCGGCTTTCCGCATATTCCGCACACTGTTTGAGTTGCGTATATTTTCTTTTTGTTTCTTTCGAACTGCTTACGGTGAGACCCATCACGATCTAATCTTTTAATTGCCATTTGTAAACCTTCGCTTTCATACATAAATATTTCCTTCTTCACGAAAAACAAAAAGAAACCCTTTCGAGTTTCTTCTAACAAAGTGTTGATAGTGTAGAGTTCTTTCATACAACTCTACAGTATATACTATACCACCTTAAAGCCGTGCAGAAAGTATCATCATACTAATTTTTTTAAAATATTTGTAGCTTTTCTATATAGATTGCAATTTTCTTTTATCTCATATTCTTTCATAAGCTCACGATAATCAATCTTCTCAATATACATTTTTCTGATAAAATCTTTGTCTTTTTCGTTTTCTATCGATTCTACATACGATAATACTGTAGCTATTCTTTGGTTCCAGTGTGCTAAATTACTGAAATAGATAGAATTATTTCCTTTAAGCCATAAAATCTTAGCATTCTTAGTATCTTTGATTTTATCCATAATAGAATTTATTTGACTAGACTTATCTACTGCTTTAGCAACCGCAATATCTTCTGATGTGTTAGGACTTTTAATATTTTTTAACTGCTCCTCATAATTTTTAATCTTTTGATCATAGTAATCTAAATTATTATAATACCATGCCTCTAGATTATCATGTTGCTTAATATAGTTATGGTACTGCTGCATTTCTGATTTGATTAACGATACATTGATTAATCTATCTACTTCTCTTATTTTCTTTTGTTCTTTGTTAAACACCATACTTAACCTCCTTTAAACGCGCAATATATCCAAGATGTTATATTGCATTTATATTTTCTCTCTAATCTATTGTTACATATGCGATTAGAGAGAATTTTTAATCAAAATAGTTTTTGTTAAATTTCTGTTCTTTTTATAAAGATATAATCATCTTTTTTTATTGCATCCTTAATTAAAACTACAGTTAGTTCACCTGGGTCAATAACAGTACCTTGGTGTGATGTTTTTACTATAAAAAGATGTGTTTTATCATCTTGTACAAGTAATTCATCAAAAATGCTATTTTTATCTATAATTTCATCTTTATATTGCTTTTCGCTTTTGTTCATTTTCTAAATTCTCCATTATAGCAACCTATAGTTGTTTTTGTCATTCTTGTTAATTTGGAATAAATATCCTTTTGATCGTTGATATATTCTTCCTGCAATAGCAGCATCTCTCTTATTTAATTCATCCATTAACAATTCGCTTGAAATAATAGTAGTTAAATTATTATTATAGCGGTAATTAAGCAGATCAAAAGCAATTTCATAAGCATTTTCTGTTGTACTTCCTTTTAGAAAATCATCAATGAATAACACTTTTACTTTCTTTTCTTTTAAAATTGCATATGCATCATTTTTTCCATACATTTTATTTTGTAATTCTCTTAAATACGTAGGCCAAACAATATATCTTACTTCATATCCTGCATCAAGCCAAGTTTTAGCTATAGCACTGCATAGATGTGTTTTACCGCTACCAGGTTGTCCAAGCATTACAAACCATGATTTAGATTTTGTCTTTACATATTCAACTGCTTTGTTTTTAATATTCTTTTGCCATTCATGCTCTGTTTTAAAATCCTTAACAGTAAACTTTAGCAATTCCTCTAAACCGCTATTCCGTGTGTTTCTAATAGCTCTACGTTTAGCCATACATTCGCAATCATGACGCACCGCATGATCATAGCCTTCAACCATTGCATAAAAATAACCTCTATTCTTACAAATAGGACAGTTGATACCATCCTTTTCATTTAAATGTCCAATATTATCGTTTAGAAAATCAGCTTCAGTCTGATACATGCTCGTATCTGCATCATCAGGTATTCCTAAATCAATATCTTTTAAACCAATCACCCTAACACCTCCCCAATACATGATTGATTATTATAATTAGTACTTTCATTTAGATACCCTTCAAATTTTGGACCAAATAGTGTTTCAGGTCTTAAGTATCTATTCATATCAGGATTGTTTAACCAGTCGTTAGTTTTTTTATCAATAACTTTATAAAAATCATCAAGCTGATATCCTTCTTTTAATCTTGCTTTAATAACTGACTGATTCTTCTTTACATTTTTTTTAAAAGATTTACCGGTTTTAGAATTTAAATAATTAATTATTTGCTCGACTATATATATAATATCCTTATCTATACTAACCTTACCTATACTGGGTTTACCATTGGTAGGCATTTGGTTTACCATTGGTATACCAATATCATTATCTATGTAAGAATAAGCATTATTTTCTTTTAAAATAAGTTGATTTTTTTCATCCTGATAAGCAGTTGGTTTATATCTATCATTTCTAAGATAGTTATTCATTCTCCAATGCTTGATGACAATAACACCACTTTCAAATGTTAAAATAAATGATTTTGCAATTAACAGTTTCAAGTCATCATCCGCAGCTCCCACCATACGTTGAATTCTCTTTGGATTATTTACGAAACCGTCATCATCAGCCCGCATATTTAAATGAAAATATAGACACTGTGTTGACATTGGCATATCAAGGAATGCATCACTATCAACTATTGTTTTAGAAAACATTCGTCTTTCAGCCATTTTTAATTACCTACCTCCATAATTTCAACTATTTCTAGAACATAATATTTTTTCCGCGGTTCAGCTCCCCACGCTTCTTTTCCGTATCCCTTTTTAATCTTAACTCGAGCTTTTAAATAAGGTGATTTGCGTGAATAACCATTTCTAAAGATTATATCTTTAAATTCTTGGTAGCCTAACCTTGATTCATAATACTGTTTTATTTCACGATATTCTTCTTTCTTTTCACCGCTTAAAATCATATCAAACCATTTCTTTTTAATCGGTAATACTAACATCTTTATTTCCTCCAAATTTTAATTAAATATCTGATTCCCAAAACAAGAGACAAAATAAACGCAATAAGCATCATTAGAAAAAATACGAATGCTATTTGTTTAGACGTCATTTTCTTTTACCTCTTCATTGATAAATGAGTAGTCAATATCATGTGTTTCTTCAAATTCAAATATTTTGTTATCATCAACAAATAATATTTTAAAACCATTATCAGATAATTCTTCAATCAGTGTTTGGTAATCGTTGTATGAATTTTCATAGTTATCTAAAATACAATCAAATTCATATAATCTCCCCTCTGGAACAACTACATTTATAAATATATTTCGTTTATATCTTTCTGTAATTTGTAGTCTTAATTTATTACTCATTTTCTTTCACCTCATTTTTAACAAATACCAACCAGTGTGTTTTAGAACGTTTATTTCCAAATAACGGTTTTTGATTAAAACACTTCAATACTTCACTAAGTTTTACTTGTTCTTCATTCCATTTAAAAATCAATGTACCGCACGGTTTTAAAACTCGCATACATTCATTAAAACCTCTAGATAAATCATCTTGCCAACTAGCAAAATCCAGCAATCCATATTTTTTAGCCAACCATGAATTTTTACCGGCTTTTATTAAATGTGGTGGATCAAATACAACCAAGTCAAATTCATCATTAGAAAATTGCATATTTCTAAAATCACCTATTACATCTGGATTCACTTCCAATTTTCTTCCATCGCACAAAATGTCACTGTATCTGCGTATATCCATAAATGTAACGTTAGGATTAGTCTTATCGAAATAGAACATTTTTGAGCCACAACATGCATCCAAAATTTTCACTAACACACTCCTCCAATCTCTTATAAAAAAGTTACATAATCCCTAAGAGTGTCAATTTTTTTGATAGATAACCTAAATCGTTTAAACTCTATAGTCAGCAACACTCTTAGCCGATTATTCATTATTATTTTTTTAAAAAAAGTTACCATACCCCTGATTTACGTAAAATCACACTTTCAGGGTACTTTTTTATGCATCTTCAAAATCATTAAATCCTAATTCTATATACTTATCAGGGTCTATTTCTTTAAGCAGTTTTTCAAATTCCGGCTCACTGTATTCCTCGATAAAAGGTTTATAAGATGGCTTCTCTTTTACATAACCGTGAATGAAATAATTATCTTTATTTGTTTTGTATACATCTATGTCATACCATTCATAAAAATTCAT